TGACCTCCTGGAACAACCGGGGGTCTACTATCACGGGCGCACTGGCCAGCCGGAACTGCTGCGCGAGTGGTTCAAAGCCGGGCTATGGATTCACCCCAGCAACTTTACCGAGACCTCGTGCATCACCTGCATGGATGCCCAGGCGTGCGGCGCCATCCCGATCACCGGGCCCGTTTGGGCCATTGCGGAAAACGTCCAGCACGGCATCTTCATCGACGGGGATGTCCGGAACCAACTGGTGGCGGCCCGCTACATCCTCGAAACCTTCAAGGCCCTAGTGAGCCCCGGGTTCCAGGAAGCCATCCGCCCCGACATGATGGCGTGGGCGCGCGAAACCTTCGATTGGGATATTTGGGCCCGGCAGTGGGAAGGCTGGGCGCGGCGGGATTGCGCTGTGGTTAACTCGTCGCCCCTGGTATCAAAACCCGATCGAGAGGAGCCAACCTCCTCCCTCATCCAAGACGAACAGGCCAACCACAGCGGGAACTCCAGTTTAGCACGCTGCGTTGTGGATGAAACCATGGCGGTGGAAGCGGCACCTGCGTTGTGTGGTTCTAAGTTCGGGCTTACCGGGCTTACTTGCGAGCGGGAAGCGGGCCATACCGGGATGTGCTCGGCCTCGCGGGTTCATCCTGTGGAGATTCCCCAGCCAGACATGGAGGTCGCACTCCTGTGAGTACCCGAATCTATCAGGATCAATTCACCTACCAGCGGGAACACGCCGAGGGCGCAATCCTGAACGTGGGCTCGAACACTGACGGGGCCAACCTGGGGAGCGGGCCTGGCAACATGGGGGCCGTCAACTTCGATCTACGGGAAGTGGATCACGTCACGGGGTTGGCGATGCCAACCCATCGAATCGGGGACTGCCGGGCGCTTCCGTACCGTGGTGAATTCGACACAGTTGTGCTGGGGGAAATCCTGGAACACATGGAGCGCGCCGACGCAGTACTGGCGCTCCGGGAAGCGGCCGCGGCGCTGAAACCCGGGGGCCGCATCGTCATCACGATGCCGCACGATGGGCGCCGTGACGCCGGTACGCTCGAAACCCCAGCGGGCGAGAAGCAGTTCTATGTTCCCCCCAACGGCGACTTGGGCGGGATCTATGCCTATCACTACCGGTCAATCTCCTGGGCGGAACTTTACGGCTGGATCGCTGAAGCCGGGCTCAAAGTGGTCGAACGCTCGCGCATCCATTACGTGTGGGGCGAAGTTGGTTCGGGAGTCGTCGCGTGTCAGGAGCAAGCCGAATGTTAACCCGCCATAGCCAGATCGGAACCATCGGGTACCTCGGTGGCGTCATGTCGGTGCCGGAACCATTCTGTTTCGCCCTGAGCCAACTGGTGTGCTTTACCCATGAGGCCCTTTGCCAACCAGGGCAATCTATCCACATTGAACGGACCCGCCTGAGCCTGCACGATTACGCCCGCAACGACCTTGTCTCGAGGATGCGGGGCGATTGGCTCCTGATGCTCGACACCGACCTTACCTTCGAGCCCGATCTAGCGGCGCGGCTGGTCCGGTTCCTGGAGCTGCGGGACTTGGATGTTGTGACCGGCTGCTACGGCTTCAAGGGCGAGCCCCATTTCCCGGTCGCCTACCTGCACGAGCCAAAAAGCGATCGCCACGAACTCATAGCCCAGTGGGACCAAAAGTTGGATCTGGTACCGGTGGATTCCGCCGGCGGCGGCACCCTGTTGATCCGGCGCCGTGTGTTTGAGCGCATCACCCGGGAACTCCATGAAAACCCCTTCGACCGTTATGCCGGCAAGGGTGAGGACCACTCGTTTTTCATCCGGTGCCGAAAGCTCGGGATCCAGCCCTATTGGGCCCCCCGGTGCGAAGCGGGCCATCTGGCCTACTACGATGTCCGGCCATCCCGCGACTACGTTGCGCCCGATCGAGTGGACCACGAATTTGTAAGGCCAGAAGCGCCACAGGCGCGAGAATTTGAGAGGAGCTTATGAAACCACGCATTCCGCTATCCGCGCGCCGCTTGCAGCTTGAACGGGGCGCCGTCACCATCACGTACCTCTATCCCGGGACGGTAGTGCCGCCCCCGGTCCCCGCGCCACTGCCGCAGAACACCGTGATCGCCACGGTCTCGGCCTCCGCTGCGGCCGACACCTCCGCCGTCATCACCCACATGTTCGGGCTCGCCAACTCCGAAATCACCCAGGGGTTCCCGCAGGTCTCGATCATCGCGCAGGACGGCAACGAAATCACCAGCCCGTGGTGGGAATCCAGCGAAAGCGGGAACTACACGGTCCTGCAGAAAGGCACGACGGCGGCGGGCGGCCTGGCCAAGGTCTATATCCAGCGCCCCCACTCGATCGTGAGGTAACCCCATGCAGGTGGAACCAGTTCGGCGAATGGTGAATGGGCGGCGCGGCATCCGCGTCCGTCCACGCACCAAGCGCCCGAAGGCCGCGCACCGGCCAAGAAGCAACCCGGCGTACACGCTAATGCTCGGGTCTTTGAATCCAGCCGAAAAAAGGAGACACACAATGCCAGCTAAAGCGCGCCCCAAGAGAAAAGGGGCTCACCGGGCAAGCAATTGGGCCCGGAGTCGAAACAGAAAACGCAACCCCGGCACCCGGGTCATCGTGGTGGGGCCGCGGTCCAACAAGGGCCGGGGTCATAGCCACCGGCCCAAGCGGCGCAACCGCAGGAACCCGGCGTTTTTCGGCCAGCACATCACCCCCATGAAGATGGGGCAATACATCGCGGGCGGCCTCATTGGCGTCACGATCAACCGGGCGGTCCTGCCGCTCCTGCCTTCCAACATCACCAGCAACAACATCTTCGCCACCATCGCGGCGTTTGTCCTGGCGGTGGCGGAGTGGTGGGCCTTCAGCTTCGTGAGCCCCGATTTCGGCTCGGCCGTGGGGTTCGGGGGCTTGATGAACGCGGGCTCCACCCTGCTCAACAATTTCGTCCCGACCGTTGGCTCCACCATCTCGCTATCGGGACGCGGCACCGGCGACCTCGTGCCCAGCCAGCCCGGGCTACCGTTCTGGGCATCCGCGGCCCAGATGGGACCCGGGGGCGCCCAGGCCTACATGGGGGGCCACAGCGCGTACCCCAACGCCTACGGAGCCTAACCGAGTTCTGAACCATTCCACCAAGGAGACCACACATGACACAAAGCCAAACCGTAGCGCAAGCGGCCGCCACCCAGGCCGCCATGAACAACGCGGTGGCGGTCCAGACCGCCGCCGCCGCCATCACGGCCCAGCAGCAATTCATCATCAACAGCTTCAAGGGCCAGATCTACGTGTCCAACACGCTCGACGTGCAGGACACCCCGATCTACGACACCATCACCTATGCGGCCGCGGGCACCATCAACACCCCGAACTCCTCGCTGTTCACCAACGTCGAGTCCAGCTCGGGCAAGACCTTCGCCCAAACCAACATGACCCAGAATTCCAAACTGGACGCCCCCGAAGCGTTCAGCGTGTTCGGGGTTCGTGTCGGCATCTCCGAGGACATCCTCCGCTCGGATCTCCAGACCCTGCTGAACTCCTGGGCCTTCGAATTCTGGCTCGGCAAGAAGGAGTACCAGCGCGCCAACATCCGCCACTTCTCGAGCGGCTGGGGCATTGCCGGCGCCACCACCAAAACGTCGGAATCGTTCTACACCAACGGCTGGCCCTCCCGTGACGCCATGAACGTCGTGGCGGTCAAGCTGGTGATCGCGAACCAGATGTCGTTCTTCGCTCAATTGACCGGCGCTTCCTCGCAGGTGTTGAGCGCGAGCGGCGCGGGCCTGATTCTGCTGTGCGAGCTGGTGGGCCTCTACGCCCGCGGCGTCCAGTAAGCCGGACTAACCCGAAAGGGGTAGGGGCGCGGCCCTCCCCGACGCAAATGACGGCCGCCCGTGTCCGCGCGAAGCGCGGGCGGCAAAGTGACAACCGGGCGGGGCTCCCGCGGGCCCCATGCCGGTGCCGGAGCATCCCTATGACGCCATCCTATCCTTTGAATCGCTTCGCCCCGAATTTCCAACAGGGGATCGCGCAGCCGACGGCCCAGCGGCTTGGCTACGAGGACCGGCCCTACAGCTACCTCTACAGTCCCCCCAATGGCCAGCTACTAGCCAACCAGGAGCTGACGGCCCAGACGGTTCAGATCCAGGTCGATAGCGACTTTGAACTCCGGGCCTGGTACATCTCGACCGCGGCGGGGTTGTTTCAGATTCGC